GTAATTTGTAATTAAACAAATAGCATTTACTATATATTATCCGGTATAGAAACCTATTTAAAGAAATAGGATACAGCACCGACCACTGTATTTTAGTTTATAGTCCAAAGGACTTAGGACTTTGTGGGTAAAGAATCATACACAATAATCGTAGGAACGTTCAAAAAGAACACCAGATTAAAATCTGTTCCTGCGGCTACGTATAGATCTACACACATATTTGCTGAATCTGTCGTAGTAGACGTTTCAGCAGTCCATTGTACTGTCATACAATCTTCATCCGTACCGTCAGCAGCAAAACCATTGGTTCTGTGTGCGGTACCATTAGAGATGAATTTGTATTCTGAGTACATTGGCAACAATGTCATATTACCAGACAAAGATCTTTGATTTACCATAGATACACCTGCACTCCCATTCTGGAGAAAGGAAGTATTGGTGAAATATCGTACAAATCTTACATCTGGCATGACATATGATCCAGCTTGCACAAAAGTTGTTGAATCATGCACTTCACTACTTCGCATAATACTAAAACTCGAAAGAGAGTTAGTAAAATGCGGATTAGCAGTATAAATGTATGACCCTCTCTGCCCGACAAAACATGGTGAAAACCATGAGGCATGAGACCAATTAACAAAATTGTAAGCTTTATCGACTGGATCAGTTAACCCAGTAGCAATATGTACACCATCAGTATCAAAACCTGGATACAACGGAATTCGACTAATGTTTGATTTAAAAACATTCATCAAAGAACCCGTTGAAGGAGTTCCAGGATCTATGATTCTGAGATATTGATTGCTTCTGCGAAACAACTGCCGCAAGGATTTTATGCATTCACCCATATAAACATTGTTTATATTAGGATCTGCAATGGACTCTTGCACTCCTAGATTGCATTCTTCAATACCTTGATCCAATTTCACATCTTGTGATTGTACTTCGTATAAGGTATTTGTAGAATCAATCTGTTGTGGACAAGCAAATTCCAAGTTATCAGCCCCTCTAACAAAGGCTAACACTTTAATATTTGCTGAAGAAACAGGACTTGTTTGTGGATTAAGTACTCTCATGGTAATAATACCATTAAATAAAGTACCTATATTAGTTGTGGAAGTGTCAGTTTTCTTGACAACCTCTGCATTTCCAGTATAAGTCCGAAGATATGAAACAGTCTGAGTATATGGTACTCGGAATTCCACATCAGTTTCTTGCGTAATGTCCACAATCTGGGTATAGGTTTCAGTGGTGTAATCACCAGCTGTACCTATATCCCCGTGCGGATCCCAATTGATACGCACACGACCACGATGATATTGAGAACAAATAAATTTGAATCTAAATATAATATCACCGCGCCAATATTTGAAAGCCAGACTAACATGGCGCATAGGCGTTGCCCAAACATAAGTTTGATTAGTGCCTACTTGCGCTCTTAACAAACCAGGGCCTACTTTACAATAAAATAGCCCCGTGTCTGTAGCATCAGATGCTAACCAAGAACTTTCAAATAAAAAAGACTCTCGCGACACAAATGAACTGATCATTAATTCATCATTAATATCAACTCCAGTGATCTTAGGATCAATAGATAATTCATTTTTGGCATCGAGTGTCAATTTCTCCACAGGAGTCCCAATATCCGTACTTGCTAGGTTCGGATAAGGGTGATTCCTAAAGGAGTGTACATCGTCAATAACAGGCACATTAGTGTACCCAAATAAAGAAGCGATGTCTGCAACAGCTCCAGCGGCATAGGAGGTTGCAGTAGCAAAAGGACCAATAATAGGAACCTTTTCTAATTGACCTGCAGCTCTTGCAATAGCAGAAGCAGGTCGGGAAACAACACCCTCATGTTCATACTCATCTTTAGCATTCTTACTAGATTTTCGATCTCTAGATTGAACAGCTAAAGCTACAGTAGGACCAGCAACTTCAATATCTTCAGCCCAAGCATAAACAATGATATCAATAGACTCTCCAACTACACCATTAGCATTAGCTAATACGCTAAAGGAGGAGAGTTCTACAGAACCCATTGCCGTCAATTCATCTGAAGAAGTAGCATCCAACCAATTTTTGTGATACAAAAATGGTAGTACCATTTCTCCACCTTGACTATCTTGAGGATAAAGGTAAATATGTGGTCGCTGTGAAAGCGAAACATTCTCCAAAGAAGTCCCTGAAGATATCTTGATATAACCAGGAGTGAAAGTTGTTAGTGGCTGATAAGCAGCAATAGCACATCCATAATAAAATGGTGAAGCATTAATAACAAATTTCAAATGTAAGTTACATCTAACCATGTAATAATTATCCAATTTCTTCTTTATAGAAGTTTTATTGAAAAATAATTGCCATGGATCAAATCCATCAGATCCATAATCTAATGTATCTCCAATAGCCCATGATTTCGTAAAAATTTGCACAGGTCTTTCCAAAAATTTACCAAGTAAAACATTTTGGGAAGTATCTACCTTTGTATAATCCATAGGATGAGGCATATTAGAAATAACATTATTATCAAGATCTGAAAAACCTACATTTTGTTCCTGTCCAGAATCTGTAGTTGTTGTTGGGAGAGTGTCAATTCCCGCCGCTGTATCAGACGATTGTATCTGATAATCGAATGCATCAACAGCATCAATCCAAGGTTGATGTTGTCGAAGCAATCGACCCTTCTTCTTTACAGAAGAAGAAGGAATGTCACTAGGAAAGTCAGAAGTGGTTCTCCTAAGTACGGGTATGTCTGAATAAATTGAAGGGGGCATAAAAGCACCTTCAGTAGCTTCATCAGTACATCTTTTTTGAGTTTGTCCAGCGTGGTAAGAAATATTTTCTTCAATTTTTGTTTGATTTTTTCCAAGTTTATATACATGCAACACAGTTAACTCAAACTTGTGTACACGCCTAATCACTCTTTGATCACTAACCGAAATCATCCGTAAATACGGATTTTGGGGAACGCCCTGGTAAGTTTCGTATGTATCCATGCTCTTGCACTCTAGGAGCGAGTAGGATTACACAGTGCAAGCAGTAACTATACATACGAGGCCTTTTTGGTTATGACGAAGTACCATTCGCCAATCCCGGGTATATTACCCGGAGGATGAACCCTCTCCAAAGATTTCTCTGTAAAGAGGGTTTTTCCGAGAAATACGTTGAAATTCTGTCATAAGGTCTTCATAACTAGATAATGTATTATATTGTACATAATCTTCCCATTTTAATTTCCAAATGAGTTCTCCCAACATCTTTCTTTTCTCTTCAAAGACACTTCTACCATAGTAGAAATATTCTCGAAGAGCCGTTCCAATAACATCAATACCCTGCTCTGAAGCAGTAATCGATTTAGAACGTGACCAAGTCATTAACATTTTCTCAATTGATTCATGATCAAGAGGAGCTAGATAACACTTGAGTTCCGAATCATATCTCCACGTTCTTTTTAAAAAAGAAGCTTCACTAATATGAACAAAAGGAACACTTTCTGCTTCTTTATCTGCCATAGTATACACAATATTCATCTTAAGAAATTCAGCAGCAATCACTGTATGATTAAAATTCATGCAATTTCGAGATACAGACATTATATTATCATCTCCATACGTCATGAGACTAACATTCTTTTTGAAGTTAGTCTCTTCTGGATTTAATTTAAAAAATATATATCTCATACGCAGAGAATTAACAATACTGTTAATAATCACAGTAAGTGGATGACCAGAAGGATTAGATCCAAAAAATTGAATCAAATCCCCATTATAATCCACTAGAGGAAAAGCAGTATCTTCTGCAATACCTCTAATTACTTGAATATTAGCCTGAGTGTAATTTCCAGACATAGCACAAAAATGAATAATAACATCAAAAGCTGCTAAAATCTCAACAGGACTCATTGATTTATCAAAAGCCTTATAATCACCAGCAATAATTCTATCATCACCAAATTTTACAATGTGATCATATAACTCATGCCATTCTAATGACTGAGCTATGGTACCTGGTGCAGCTTCAAAAGCTAACCTTTCATTTTGCAATAATCTTGTAAAACCCAATAAGAATTTTCGTACAAGAATAGTCCAATCAAAAGGCGCACCTGTAAAAACACGTGTTTTCCCAATTTTAGCTTTTTTAAAACTTACTGGCTCATCTTTTAAATGAGCACAGAAATTGGGATGAACACATTCTCCATTTAGATATTTTTTATGCATAGATTCTACTCTATCCATAATCTCAATATCCACTTCTACTGGATCAAGCATACCATGCTTAGGTTCAGTATTAATCATGAAGAATTTTTTACATTTCTTCCAAGGGTTACCAGCACTAGTATTTCGATTGATTTTATCAATATATGAAACACCAGCTGCACCATTAATAGCTGTGAAAGTATCCAAAACGTGTAACATGTCTGAAACATGCTCTGGATCAATCAAAGAATCCGTCACTTCATTAATATATGATTCAACACATTTATTTAACAAAGAAGTATCTATGTCATGTACTGGTTGTACCATATCTTTACAAGCAATATGCCATGGAGCCCATGAAGTCATATCAGGTTGAGTAAACTTGAAATTATACCCTTCGTCTTTCAAAAAAGAAGACATAGGGGTATTAGTAACACGAGATTTACTCTTTCCTCGAAAGCCAGCAAGGGAACCATGAATATTAGCTCTACCATTTTGAATAAATCTCAAAACTGATTTTTTATGAAGATCAATCACTTTCCGCTGAGCAGATATACTAGATAAATACTCATAAGAACTAGATTGAACCGATAAAGGATCAATTTCATTCAGAGCTTTATCAATGAAATCACTGGTAACATTAATACATATAACTTTTTTATAAAAAGCCGAATATGCAACATGAATTCCTGCGATCATATAACCTCGCTCAGATTTAACAGCATAAATAGATCCACAATCACCAAGTTCAGTAGCAGAACTTACATGGCCTTCCCATGCACTTAACTCAACATCCAAAGAAACTTCAGCTTCATTAAGTTTGACTGTGCTTTTCCGCATGTTCTTAACATCAAGTTTCTTGATGGAACCATCTGCTTGTCTAATAACAACAGATCCATCAAAAACACCATTAGTCGAATTTTTAACAAAATATCGTGTAAAATCCTTCTTAGGTGGTAATGATTTAATTACAACAAAAGCAATATCCATATCTGGGTATCGAATTACATCTTCTTCACAAACCGTAATAGTCATATTTTGATTCACACCATCTTTACCACTACTCTGTATTATGCGACATGAAGTTGCACGTTCCAGAAGTGGAATATTATGATTATTAGTCATATAAATATGACCACGAACACAAAAAGCCTTAAATGGTCTTTCATAACCAACGCGATGTGGTAATGATAATATCAAAGCAATACTATTTTGTTCCAATTTAGATGTAAAACTAGTAAATTCCATCGACTTTGCAGAAGACGATTCACGAGAAATATCAAAAGGTGTTAAAGTTATATCATTTTTATACCATACATTTTCACGGCCTTTAAGATCTGCTGTAGGAACACGTCCAACTTCATTCAAATCTTCAGTCTGAACTTGAACTTTTTTCATAAATTTATAAATAAAGTAGCCAGATGTTAATATGCCAGCAGCAGTTGTAAATGCTACTGGATGATTAAGTTTTCGTTTAACTTTATCACCCATTTGCACCCAAAATTCTTTTTCACGGAATCTTTGAGTACGCATGGCAATATATTCATATGGATCTGTATCCAATAATTTCATAAAGAAAGCAACCCACACACAAAAATTAAAAATTTTTGCATAAAGAGCATCAAGACGCAATTTATGAATAAGATAATACCACATAATTACAGCAGCAGAAGCTGTTTGCAATACAACGGAAGTATCTCCTGATTGTACATGTACACACATGTCAACAGGTAATTCACAATCACGACAAAGCTCAATTTCCTTCATTCTATGTAGAGAATTGAAAACTTTATCTTGATCAATTTTAAAATTTCTTGATGCTTCTCTGAACCAATTCAAAAAATCACTAAGAGGTAAATTATCATGTATCAATATAAAATCTGCAAGACTTCTACCAGAAGCTAGAGGTGCAGGTTTCACAAATTCAACTTTAAAAGTCCACAAATCAGGAAAACTCAAATTAGGATCTACCTTACTAGAATCCAACATACCACGAGAATTTAAAAATTCTGATTTCACGGTAGGTGTTACCACAAAAGGAAATCGTCTTTGCACAGCAGAAGGACATGTAAATGCATGATATGCATTTAAAGTCTTAACATTAGTAGTTGCAATAACAAATTTAGCCTTCAAAGGAGTTCTTCCCTTCTGTTCAAGACTAGCTTGATTAGGACAAAAGGGTGCAGAATTCATAATTTGAATAATTTCAGAAATTGATCTATCTTCAGTAGTGTTTGGTTTTCGAGCAGCCACATCATCAAGAACGATGGTATGCATTTCAGTACTAAAACCATCCCAAAAATCACATTCTGCATTTCGAGTGTAACGATATTCAGGTTCACTTCTTAATCCATGAATCTTACAAAAATATTGGTACAACATTTCAGTAATGGTTGTCTTCCCAATACCAGAATCTCCGACAATCAAGATAGAAAAAGGACATTTTCTAGTCTGTCGTGCTGAAGTTTTGGTTGTAAGATCATCATACATCATCTTCATCTCATTAATGTATTTTCGTAAACCAGCTTTTTCATATTCATCTAATAAATTACTATTACGTTGAATAGAAGCTAATTTTTCCAATACACTATTCAAATCAGCACGAAAGGCTGATTCAGTAAAACCGTGATCTTCAGGATTAGTCAACAATAAAAATTGACGTTTCAATCGCTCACATGTATCAAAGATTTCAGAATATTTTCCACCACAATGGAAAATAGTATTAATATCTCCAGTTTTATAAACTTGATATCCACGTTCCAACAGAAACAATAAAGTATCAGTTAGAACAGTGACAAAATCCAATTTTGAATGAAATTTCTTACGCATTGCTGCTTCTTGTAATTTCGTATATCCACAATTTTCAAATGTCATTCCAATAGAATCAAATATAGACATACTCATGCAATATAAAATCGCTTTGTATATCTTTTTAAAAACAGCAGAATTACGAGCACTTGAACAAGAATCCAAAATAAATCGTGCATTGAATAAAATTTCATCTGCAGATTGAACTTCAGTTTCATCAACATCATCTTGTATATCAAAGATAGTGTTTAAATAGTTAAAAATTTGTTTGCTAAATTTTTTACCACAAAGGGCGTCATTCCAACGCAACTTTATGAACGTAGTGATAGCCAAAGCAATCACAGATTTATTAGCTTTTTTATTAACTATAAAAGCAGTTGATATAATTCCATAAAATATCATACAATCTTCCAATAATTTAAGAAGATATTCAGAATCAAATTTTTTACTAAGAGC